TTTGCTCATTTGGTCAATCGAGCCGTGACGGATTTCTGATTTGCTGACGTATAAACCGGCGGCCATACCACGCGCTTTTTCGGCTTGGACGGCCGCACCAAAATTATTCTCTGCTAGTGAACGGTCCCGGATGCGTCCGAGGTCGGCTAGGTGTTGGCCTAGCGTGACCCCGTACTTTTCGTTGAGTTCCGCACGGCGTTCTTTTAAAGCTCGGACAATGTGAGGTGACTTTTTCGGGGAAAGCATTTCGTAAGCCCGGGTATGTGCCCCACTCTTCGCAAACCCCGCCTCTATCGCTAAGTTTTGCAGGGTCTCCATGTCGCCCTTGGTAGCGACAAGCTCTACGAATTTGATTTGCTTCCCGGTCAGGCGCGTATTCTCATTGATAGCCGGGCGGCCCCGGGTCTCTGTCTTCAAAGTTTCTGCCATACCCCGGAGTCTAAATAAGTCGATAAGTACATACAACTTTTCAGAACAAAAACAAAAATAATTTTTTTATTTTTTTTGGCCCCTATAACTACTTTCGCGTATTTTCTTTTGCGGTAACACCATAAACGAGTGGTGTTCCACTAGTGTTCCAGCTAGAAGGCCCGTTGTATAAGGGAATGGAACAGTGGTAACAGTGGTAACACCATTTTGAAAAAAACTTTTTACAAAAAAATATTTTTTCTCAGAAAAGTACTATATACATACGCAAAAAAGGGGCCGAAGCCCCTTTTCTCTCAGTCGGAGGCTTTCAGCCACATATCAATGTTTTTTAGAGTGTCTGTCATCCAAGCTAAACAGTCTGGATGCTCGTCTCCAAAATCCCCTGCTTCCATTGGCTTGATAGACCGCTCAGTGACGGTAAACAAACCAATTGGTGTTGGAGGGGTTTTTCTGTCCCAGCGAAAGCCGCCCATGTTGTCCACGTATAGCTCTTCATTTTCGCCGTAAACAACGTAAATCGGATTTTTTTTGCCGCCCTTGTGGCGGTGTGCCATCCGAATCGCTGTTATCGGGTCAGTCGCCTTGGCCCAAGAGCCGTAATAACCGGCCGTTGATGCAAGGAAAGTGAAGCCGTTAGGCAATACATGGTCGTCAGTGTCACTCATCGTGAACCTCCTTTTCTAGAATGTTAAAGAACTACCGAGTCGCCACTCGGCAAAATTAGCGTATGGGAATTATCTCATACTTTTTTTAAAAAGTCAAGTACTAATTTTTTGCACTTTTCCACTTGCACCCATATAAGATGTATCATAATCTCCCATGTTCCCATCAAAAAAACGTAAAGGAGTATAGATGGAATCAAGATTCAAGGTCCGCGTCGATTGCGACGAGAAGAAAGAAATCCTGCTCGAAATGGGCTGGGCTGTTAACAAGGGTTGGACGGATTGTCCCCGGTACATTTACGACACACTCAACGAGGATTCTCTCGACGAGTATTACGCGAACCTAGACGAGGTCGAAGAATGTTCTGGTTAATAAAAAAGATACTTAGTTGGTTTGAACCCCCGCCCCGGAAGACGGATGACCGTCTGAAGAAAAAGGTCCGAGATCACCGAAAGAAGATCGAAGCTCAGAGCACCGAGGACCAAGAACAATGATCAAATTAGAACTCACCCTGTCAGAAGAACAGATAGAGGAACTTATCAAACGCGCTGAAGCGGCAGAGAAAGACATCGATACGATTCTCAAAACGGTCTGGCTGATAATCGAAGATCTCAAAGAAAAGAACAAAACACTAGAAAACATCAATGCAATTTTAAAAAAGGAGAAGCAATAAATGAAAACCATATCGCAACAATTGACTCAAGCCGTTCGAGCAATCGTCAGCCATGAAGTAGAGATCATAGTCAACGAAGACAATGAGTGGTTTATGGAACAGATAGATAACGCTGTTCGAAATTATTTAGAAGGTAACAAGCCTGATAACGAGGAGAAGTAGATGCACATTGAACTGAATGATGACCAAGTTACGTTGCTTATGGATCTTCTGAATAGAACTATCAGCGACGTAAAATTCTATCGAGAAGAAGCAGAGACGGTTGGCAAAGACGGTGAGCGATATGGAGTCAACGAAGTTGGCTTGGGATATGCCGGTGTCACCATGTACCAAACAGAGTGTCGTTTGTTGGAGTTGCAAGAGACAATACAAGAACAAAGCGGTTTGGATTGGTTTATGAATCAAGCGACACAACGCATGGAAGGTAGAAAAGCAGAGTATGACGAGTCATCCGAATAGGCCAAGGCAATACTCCTGCCTTAGAAGCGACGTGTCCCCGTCCGTCGTGGCCGAAAGGCGGGGATTTTTAGAGGAGAAGTGAATGAAAGCAGACAACGTAAGAAAAGGAATGATCTTCGAACGGGTTGTTCGAAGATTGAAAAAGCAACCTCTGCCTAACGGTGCAAGCGTTATGAAAGATCAGTTGTTTGAAGTGGTAGACCACGAACGAAGGGAGCTGAACGGCTACGTTATTGACCAAGTTTTGATGGGTAATCTCATGGACAGATCCGGGGTCATGGTAGAAATGTCGGAGTTATGTAACCCGAAAGAGTGGCGACATCACGAGAATGCATTGTTATTCGAAGAGAAACGTATCGTGGAGATATCGAGTCGCAGAGTAGAGTTTACTAACCACGATCCGATTGAGTTGGAAGCCACACAACGGGAGATAGAACCCGAGGAGGTCGGCGCGTCCACGGAAAAAAAGATCGAGCGGGCTTTGAAGCAAGTTGAAGCCCGTACAATGGACCAACGTCCGCGAAGCAATGTCGTGGTCATTAACAAAGAGGTCGTCAAAGCAGAGCCGGAGCCGGAAGTCATAGATCCCGACGTACAGGTAGTCGAGCAAAAAGATTACTCAAAGTACGGGTCGTACACGATTGACAACTTGGATCTGCTGGTCAATGCGTTTATGACACCCAAAATTGCACTGAAAGCAAAGCCCAAGGGTAGCAGTCTGTATGTTATGGCTGTTGAAACGGATTGGGCGGCCTTTGCAGATTTGAAGTACACCGTGAGAGAGGTCAGAGAAAAATCGGTTCGCACTACACAAAGTGGCGGGTCGGGCAAGCTGACGTTTCAAAGGGTGCTCCATCGGTTGATGGAAGGGTTGGTTTGGTTCGGAAGTGGTAAACACAAACAGGCGTTGACAATTTTTCTGCAACGTCGGGCGTTTGAAAAACAAAGAGGAGAAGAAAAGTGAGCTACAAAGCTTATTTATTTGCATTGCCATCGGCAGAGCACGTGGACATTTTGGATCATTTTTTGAAAGAAATGGATTGGCCTGATGACCCGTGCATCGCGTTTTTAGAATTTTTCTACAAGTTAGAGAAAGGTTGGAACAAAACTTTTACGGATGGGTTGTTGGTCGCGGCTATCACAGTGGATCGTGGTGATTTGTGGGACGCGCTGTACAACGAAACAAAGTCGGTGCCGCAGGAGGAGGGCGGGTACATCCCTCATGTACCGAAGTTTGTGCGGCTCCATGAAGTACCAAAAAACCGTATTGACGAAAAAGGAGCAAACGGTTTTAGGTTGACGGAAGCAGAAGTAATAGAAGTCGGTGACGACAAAAACTGGGCAAATAAAATAAAGGAGAAGATGAATGAAGTGGAGTGAAAAGACACCTAACCAATACGAGGCTTATGCTACGTTGGTGATGGGAGGCGAAAATGATAAAGAAATTTATCTGGATGAAGATGAGTTCAGTGTCATATGGAGCTGTTTGGATACGGTCAAACAGTTGATCGATGAAGTTCCCGGACCAAACGATAACTGGCCGGACACACTAGGAGAATGGAAAAACCATATGGAAGGTATGAAGTGGGACCGTCAGTTGATTGTGGACACTTTACTAAAAATCGAAGACAGCCGTTTTGAACCGGTTGATATCGGACCTCTTCGGATCACGGAGCTTGATATGAAGCGTTTGGAGAAAGGCCTAGTAGATCCGGTAGAGTTGCTGGAGCAAAAAAAACGTCAGATCATCAATGAAAGAATCAAGGAGATTACGACGGATGGTTAGAAAGTTTACGATGGCAGTCACGTATCAAAACCTGGCTACGCACAAACCCTCAACAGTGGTGTATCAGTCCTTGTCGCTGAACCAAGTCCGTGAGCATCCGTTGATGAAAAAAATAGAGGCGGGTATGAAAGAGAACCCTCCGACACTTCAACTGATGGGTATGACCATGACAAGCGAACCGCATCACCCCGATGCGTTAAAAGAACAGACTCAGTTTTTAGCTGGGGACGATTTCAACGTGACACCGAAGAAGATCTTGTGATATCTTATCTTTGACCCCATAGGGGGTCGCGTGTTACTCCCATACACCGACCCCTTCCCTACCTCAGAGCACACTCGCAAATCATGTAAGGCCCGGCCTTCTCACACATCTTAATCATCTTACGGTCAGGGCAGTCGACATATTCATGGCCCTTGTATGCCCAACCAGAGCGTTTGACCGGTTCAAAAGCGTTACAGCCAGATAGTAATAAAAACAAAAGAAAAGGTGCCGCCATCGCGACACCCGGGCGGCATCGGGCCGTGTCGGGCCAATAAGGGTAGGCCTTCTGGTCGCTACCTTTTATCTGAGGAGAAGAAAAGGATGTCTGGATATTGGTATAAACCGCACTTCGGGTCAAGCGGTGCGGTGCGCTACGGAAGGCCTGATGAAGCCTGACCCTAATCAAGGGATCGACATCTAAGCAAATACAAGGGTAGCAGCCCTTGCCCCGCCCACGGTGAGACTCTCGGAAAATCGTGCAAAACCGACGTGTCTGTGGGCATGTCTATGGGAGACGTTCCGTGAGACGTTCTGCCTCGCGGATACGATCTTGTTCCCACTCCCTGAGAATCTTTACCAGTTGTTTACTAATTGGACGGTCCTCGTGCTTTGCCAAGATTTTTATATCCTGATAAACGTCCCGAGGCACCGCGACTGATTTGTATTTTTCTGTATCCATATCGGAAATTATAGGACTGTCAGGGATACTACGCAAGTTCTTTCGCCTCTCCCCAACTTGGTCCAAGGTCAATGTCACACTTATTGGGAACCCTCAGTTCTATCGCGTTCTCCATCACTTCTTTGATCCGTCGTGCGTGGTCTGCGTTCATTACACTACAGCCCAACTCATCGTGAACCTGGAGCAGGGGTAGCTCCCCCGCCTCGTATAGATCAACCATCGCCTGCTTGGTCATGTCGGCCGCGCTGGCTTGGATTAATCTATTCAGAGCTTTATACGTGTACGCACGTCGTAAAGGTGTCGTATCTCCGTATGTAGCACGTGCTTCTGCCTTTGGCATCGCTTTTTTCAGATCGTATCCTAACGGCTCGTACAGATTGAATCGACACTTGCGGCCCTTGAGAGAGCGTATTGCGCCATCTTCTTTACTGTCCACGGATCGACTGACACCCTGCATCAGTTCTTTTACAAACGGTACGCGGCTATGGTACTGGTTAGTGATCTCTTTGGCCTCATCTACCGGCACGTCCAGCTCTCCACTCATCTTGTTCACACCCATGCCATACATCAAGCCCAAATTTATCGTCTTGGCCTGTTTTCTTGGGATCTGAGCCATCTCCGCTACCATAGAATGGAAATCCGTGTCCGGGTCGTCGTTGTACGCTTTTACAAAGTCTTTTGCGCCACGTAGCGGTGTATTCTTCCATTCACCAAACACATCCGCGTAATGAACCAAGATCCGTGGCTCCTGTTGCGAGAAGTCCACGGCCGCCCATTGCTCGTCCTCTTCCGGCAGAAACAAACTGCGGATCATGGGACCGAGTTTTGGATCACGTGCCGGGATCTGTTGAAGGTTGGGGTTGTTCATAGACAATCGTCCGCTGACGGTGCCGCCCTCGTCACTTCGTAACTGGTTGATATGACCGTGTATGCGGCCCTCCTTGCTCACATACTTCATAATCGAAGTAATAAACGTGCCTTGCACCTTGTTGAGGTTACGTGCTTCGACTACCAATTTTGCAAACTCATGCGGGTGCTCAGACAAAAAAACCTTGGTGAACGACGGTTGGCCGGTTTGCGTCCGGGCATACTTGATACCCAGCTTGTCGAACGCCTTTGCAAGAGATGCCGCTGCCCATATCTCCACGTCCATGCCAGCTAAGTCTTTGATCTTTTTGAGCTTTTGTTTTTCTTCTTTTAACAAAGCTTGCTTCGTTCGTTCGCACTTCTCCAGATCGACTCGTATGCCGCGAAACGTCATGTCAATCAGACAAGGGGTGAGCCGTGTTTCGAGGTCAAAGATTGTTTCCAAGCTTTCCTTGCTGATCTCAATTTTAAAAAATTTGTATAGATCGTAAGCCAACCTTGCATCCTGCTCTGCATACGGTCCAACGAACGCGGACGGTAACTTCCAAAGCTCTCCTTTCGGATCGACACCAAACTCAATCGCGGCTTCGGTCAGAAGCTTTTCACTCTTTGCCTCACCCAAATAATCGTATGACAGGGCGTTCAAACTGTAGCTGTAGCGGTTCTCATCGAGCAGGGCCGCCATGACCATCGTATCGATGATCTCTCCATTGACCTCCACCCCCATTGCTTTCAGCCAGCCCAAGTCGTATGGCGCGTTGTGCATGATCTTTTTTGCGTCGGTTGCCATTTGTTTTTTCAACCAGCGCATCACAATACCTTGATCCAGGTTACCGCCGCCGACATGACCGATGGGGTAGTACGCTTCCCAGCCCTCTGTTGCAACAGCAATACCAACGACCTCTCCGTCTTTTCTCGGCCAACCGGGGCCGTTTTGTTTCAGGTTTGGGTCTCGTGTCTCAAGGTCAACTGCTATCTCTTTGCAACCTGTCAGGTCTCTCAGTTCGAAAGGCGGTGTCCATTCAGATTGTGGGGTGAATAATGGAAACTGTAGTCTAGTCTCTTTTTGCATTGTCTTTTCTGGGGTCATCACCGATAGCAAAACGTAAATACCAAATCGCTTTTTTGATGTCCTCTGTCTCTTTCCCTTTATGCATACATCGCCATAGATACTTGAACGCATTGCATAGACAGTAAACTTTTACTGATTTGGCCCCAAACACCATGATCATCGCGTCGATGGCTTCTATGCCTCCGATCAAATAATGCTTGGGTTGGTTAACGTTATCATCGGTCACAACGCATAGCTCCTTTGAAAGTTTTCAGGTTCCACAATGAAAAGGTTTTGTTTGCTACGAGTCACCGCAACGTAAAACACCCGATGTATTGAATCTGCGTCCCGTTCCATCGATTGTTCTGCGGCCACAGTCAGGTCCGTAAATAGGACCACATTGTCGGCTTCGCCACCTTTTGCTCCGTGGATCGTGCTCAATCGTATCCGAGGCGGCTGGGTGAGGTCTTCGCCTCGCCTGACGAGCGCGTTGATGTATGCCACATCTACGCCCGGGATTTTATCCAGAGCCTCTTGCCACGTCATATCCTGAGTTGCCAGCAGACCTTGATTGTCTCGAAGCTGCTCAAAAGTGAACGTGTCGTCTTCTTCCCCAAGAATCCGTTTGTGTCCTCTTGCTACCCGGACACCGTTACCTGTCATGTAAGAGTATAAAACTCTCGCTAGTTCGTATGTGATTGATTTGCCTTGCTTTATTAGCCTCCACGCTTCTAAAGCTTGGCGTATCTTCAATCGAACACTGTGTTTCCCGCCAGAGTGTTCGTAAAAAAACCCTTGAGATTTTAAAAACTCTTGCGCCCCGTTCAAGTGAAACTTCGCTTGTGCCAAAAACAACCATGATCCGTGGCCCAAGTTCAACTCACCAAACTCTGTGATCCTTCTGACCTGACCTTCTTCTTTCTTCGGCAAATAGTTTTTTGGGAACCGTCTAGCGATCCGAGCACACACCCGGTTGGCAATCTCGTGTATCTTACGTGGAACCCGAAAACTCTGCTCCAACACCTCGCTACCACCGGGCAGGTTAATGAAATGATCTACATCTGCACCGCTCCAGCGGTAAATGGCTTGATCATCGTCGCCCGCACAGTACATTCTTTTCGACTTTTTCTCGATGGCGTGAGCAATATCCCACTGTAACGGCGATAAATCCTGCGCTTCATCCAACATTGCAAGCTCAAAACTCGGGCAAGTCTGATGTGCTGACTTGGCAAAAAGTTCTAACATGTCTGTGTAGTCGAACAACATGTGCTCTTTTTTGTATTGAGCCAACGCAGATGCAACGTAATCGACCTCTAACCACGTGTATTCCACGTCACTGAAGTTGTATTCCTGTCTCAATAACGTCTTTTTCAAACGCGACAGGGTAATCAAACGCAGTATGGGTGACTCGCGCCGTAGGCTATTACTGAGATCCTCTTCTACCTCGTGCAGTCGGGCCTCCCCACTCACCAGGTTTATACCAATTTTGTTTTCTACTTCCCGGTAGTGCTCTGCGGTCATCAACTGATCTGATTTCAAGCCGGTCAGAAAAAACGCCAAAGAGTGTATGGTCCTGAAAAACGGCAGATCTTCTTTCGGATTGAGTCCAAACCGTTCAGCGGCCCTTTCCTTTGCTTCTGTTGCCGCTTTTCTGGTGAACGCAAAGAAAGCGATTTGGTTGGAAGGGACGTTGTCAGATAGTGCCCGGTCAACCAGATTCAGCAACGTAGTAGTTTTGCCCGTCCCCGGGGGTCCAAAAATCCTTTGCATCAGTAATCCTCGACCTTGTCACCCAACCTCACAAATATGGGGGTGTCCGGGCCGACGTATGCTCCTACAACGTTGAACTCCATGTACTCTACGGACTCTTCTTCTGTCATCCCGTCCCGTGTTTCGAGAATGATGCAACACTGATAGTAGTCATAGACAATAACATCTTCACCACCCGGCAAAGATGCGATCCCGATTATTGCATCATCAAAACCGTCTGCTTTCTTCAAAACGGTATCTCCTCCTCGTTGGTAAACCGGGGGGTGCTCAACGATGTTTTATCGTGATGAAACGCCGGTATACGCCACAGTCTGACTCGTTTGTCTTGTATTCTCAACAAAGAGGCATGACCGTTGAGGTCTCTTAATCTCTGTGCTATCTGATGCGTTTTAAAATGTTTGAAGTTTGCTTTGAGCAAATGCTGCTCCAGATCTTTGAGCCTGAAATAAGTCTCGCCACGCTCTTCATCTGTCCACGGACGCTTCAAGAGTATTTGTTCTTTCTCCTCTGCCGCTTGGTGTCCGGTGCAGAAGTCCTCCAGATGATCGTTGAACTGCCCGTTGATACTGACATCCTCTGACACCTCAATGATACTGCCCTCCGTATCACTCATCTCGTTGAGTAATCCGTTGATCCGCGTCTCCCAGATATCTTTTTTCATGGTCCGTGGCAGAAAGTTCAACTGATCGACACAGGCTTTTTGAAACGCGCCTTGGTTCAACAAATCATCCGTGCCCATCTCTAACGGCTGCCCCATCACATCAACAAACCAAACAGGCGGTATGCTGTTGTATTTTCTAAGGTTTGCTATCTGCACCCCTGTTGTCACACCCTCTATGCCAAACTTGCGAGTCATGCATAGCTCTCGGTTGCACACACTGTTGATAGGTGCATCATTACACTTGTAAGCGTAATCCTTACGCTCCAATTGTTTCGCCACCGTGTTGACTTCACCCAAGGGCAGTGGCGGATGTATGAACTTCATGTTGTGTTCTAAAATCTCTGACTCCCAGCCTTCAGGGTTGGATTTGCGGAGATAGACACCGAGGTTAAATAGACCGTTGTTTCTGGCCCCTTCAGGTATTCCTTGTTGACAGAGAGCCTGTAAGCAAGGCGGCCCGTCTTTGAGTGGCAGGTCCGGGTCTTCTTCTACTTTCAGAGCCAAAACCTGTTCATGGGTCTGCACGTTTTCATCGTACAGTTCGAAAAACTCTTCTATTGTCGCGGCTGTGCCGTCTTGTTTGAATGCATACCGTAGGCCGTTCTCGTGATCAAAATACGGCGTATTTAAAAAATTACCCACATCGCCCCGTTCGAGATGTAAGACAATCTGCTTTGGAAATATTTCACAAGATCCGTAGCCCAAGGACACCGCCAATCTTTTCAAGGTGTCCTGCATGTCTTTTGCTGGGATAAACTGGTCAGTGAATAAAAATACGTGAGCACCACCGCTTTTGCTTCTACATACCACCAAAGGTAGTTTTGCTTTTTGCAGTTGCTCTAATAACTTTTGGTGATCGAAGTTGTATTCATCAATGTCTATGCAACCCCAACAGACTTGATTGTCTTCGTTGATAGGTATGATGCCGATGCTTTGTTGTCCAGACAGGTGTAGTTGCCATGTCTCTTCGGTTCTGGATTCTTTGACTACCGTGGCTTTGCCTGTTGCTTTACCCTTGGTGTCGCGACCGTTGATCTTGTATGTGCCATAAGCACTTTTCAGGCCGTCAAAAATTTTACTAAATCGTTCAATCATCTAAATTCCAAGCCCGGGTAGCCCAGCAGGTCGAAGACGAGTAAGCTGGGCTTTAGGAGACCGGGTTCCCCATTTGCGGCTAGAAGGGTTCTGGAGACCCCTCTGGTTGTGTTTCCATCTCATGCTTCACCGTTACTTCCCCACCTTTGATGGATTCGTAAAACGATTTAGCAGAGTGATACACTTCAGCGTCCTCGACCTGACCGACCAATTCGATATTCCAACCGTGCCACTGGCCTTTGTCATTCTTTTCGCTTGACGTGGTCAGCTTATAGACGTGACTGAACCGTGGCGGTGTGAAACTTCGCCCCTCACTGTTTTTCATGGACCGTGATGCAATCATCGTGTTCCATTTGCGAGACTTCTTGAGTTGCGTTGACTTCATGGAAATCAAAGCTGTACTAAACGTTCCGTCCTCTTCAACGATTACCACGTAGTGCTGGTGTGTCTCGTCAATATATTGACCGTCGCCACCTACTACATAGTCTTTGTTGTCGTTTTCGTCTCGCTTTGTCTCTGGCCTGTTGTCTCCTGGACCAAAGATACTTAGAGGCGCACCCGATCCACTGCCTCGGGGTGCCCACAAAAGAAATCTTCTTTCGTAGTGGGCAGGAATAACGTTGACGCCTGCCTTCCCGCTGTAGACCGTACCGGTCACGGTGTTGTACAAATCACCCGGCTTGGCATCAATCTCGCCTTCTTGAATCAAAGGGTCCAAAGCACTCAGCACTTTCAAAAACGGAAGTGCAAAGTCTTCCTGATCCATCGCCATGCCAGCACCGGCATCCTCTTCGAACATATCAACATCTAATGATGCAAGTGTCCCAGCCTTCTTTTCGGCCACTTCTTTCTCTTTCTCAGCCATTTTCATTCCTCTTGATTTTTGCTCTCTGACCAACCCACACACCGAACATGTCCATCGGTAGTTCCTTCCCGTCTTCTATCCTTCCTTTTGCCCAGCTACGCAGGGTCCCCGGATGTATTTCAGACTTTTGTTCAGGCATAAACTGACGTTTCATCAGGTCATCAACCAGAGCGTTGGCCTCATTGTCCTGCTCCCGGTTGAACCTAACCGTCACGGTATTCTTGATGATGTCCGCCTCACCATGCTGCCGCAGCCACTCGTATGCTTCATCCTTCCTTGCGGTTGGAATACGAGCACCGTATGTGGGTTCGAGAGTCACTTGAGAGCCATCGCCCATACTGAAAGCAGACATGTTGAGTTCCTGCATTGCTGCGGGTAGCTCATTGTCGGTCAAATCCAGTAGTTTCTTTTTGGCTTCTTTGAGGTCGTTTTCTAAACTGTCAACTAAGGTTTCTTGTGCAATGATCTCTTCAGCTATCTTTGCTATACTTCCCAGTTGCGAGTTCTCTGGGATGTCCAGTGACTTTTCACTGTCTCCGGCCATCTCATCAAGCAGGTCCTTCATCGTGCTTCCTCTATCTCGTTAATGTCATAGTGCCGTTAAGCACTTCCAAACATGAGATTAATCCCTTAATATCCTAGATGTCAATATACGAATAAAGAAAATGTACAAGTTCAAAACAAAACCTTACGACCATCAGCAAGTAGCGTTAGATAAATCTTGGAATCGTCGCAACTTCGCCCTGCTCATGGAGATGGGGACCGGAAAAACAAAGGTTGCAATCGACAGCATGGGCATGTTGTTTCAGGAAAAAGAAATAGAAGCGGCCTTAGTAATCGCCCCCAAAGGCGTCTATGGCAACTGGCACCACAAAGAAATACCAGACCACATGAGTGATGACGTGGCCGTTGATTCTTTATTGTGGCAACCAAACACCACTCAAAAGTTTCAAAAGCGTTTGATCCAAGTGGCGCGGGGTTCTGGCAATGCACTCCGCATATTGATTATGAACTGCGAAGCGTTGTCTACAAAGAAGGGGTTTGGAGTAGCAAACGATTTTCTTCAAATGAACAAGAACAGTTTCGTTGTAGTAGATGAAAGCACCACAATCAAGAACCGTCAGGCCCAGCGAACGAAGAACATCATCAAACTCGGCAAGCTTGCTAAATACAAACGAATACTTACTGGCTCTCCCATAACCAAAAATCCAATGGATTTGTACAGCCAGTTCGCATTTCTGGACAGCCGGATTCTGGGCTTTGACTCCTACTACGCATTCCAGGGTAGATATGCAATTGTCACACAAAGACGTTTTGGAGCGAGAAGCTTCCAACAAATCACCGGATATCGAAACTTGGAAGAGTTGAACTGCAAGCTGGAACGCCACAGTCATCGGGTGCTGAAAGAGGATTGCCTTGATTTGCCTAATAAAATTTACATGCAGAGGTCGGTGCCTTTGACGGATGAGCAGGACAAAGCATACAAACAGATGAAAGAGTTCGCTCTTGCCATGCTTGATAGAGGTGAATTGTCCACGACACAAAGCGTGTTGACCCAAATCATGCGTATGCAGGAGATTTGTTGTGGTCATTTGAGAACTGACGACGGGGATATACAACCGTTAGCCAGTAACAGAATCAATGAAATGCTGGATGTGATCAGCGAGATGCTGGGCAAAGTAATTATCTGGGCTAGCTACGTGTACGACATAGAACAAATACAACAGACTCTGGCAGACAAGTTCGGAGAAGAAAGTGTAGTCACCTTTTACGGGGCTACACCACAAGATCAACGAGACGCTATCGTAGCGCAGCTTCAGGACCCAGATAGTCCAGTGCGGTTCTTTGTGGCTAATCCCAAGACCGGGGGCTATGGCTTGACGTTGACAGCAGCAACTAATGTCATTTACTTCAACAACTCTTATGATCTGGAAATCAGACTGCAATCAGAAGATCGAGCGCACCGTATTAGTCAAAAACACCACGTGCTGTACGTGGATCTGGTTAGTCCAAACACCGTTGATGAGAAAATAATAAAAGCCCTGAAAAGTAAAATCGACATAGCACAACAGGTGCTAGGTGAAGAAGCCAAAGGATGGCTTATCTAGGATACGGGTAGTGTCGCAATCCCTTGCGCTTGAATAAGGGGCGATACAGGATCGTCAGGGTACAAAGCAGCAAATCTTCGCCGTTGTGCAGATGGTGATCCCATCGGCATGGCAGAAGCTTGGGGCACTGGTCCTTGAAGAGCGGCAGGTTGTGGTCCCGGTATTGGAGGAGACGGAGGCTGAACAGCTTGCGGCGGCGGCGCAGGCGGTAAAGGTCGGGCATCCTCACGCAAATTTCTGAACGGTGTCGAGGCGACATAGCTAGGAGATCCAAGAATAAATTGACCGATGTACTTGTAGACCGGACTTATATCGCCAATATCTTTTGCCTCCCTGCCTTTTTGGAGAAAGTCTGCCAAAACAGAGGAAGCACCCGGTTTTGTGACATCTACCAAAATATCTCGGAAAGCCAACGTAGGCAAAGAAGAAAATTGGTTTTTGATGAATTGAGCACCGGCCCCTGTCGTTTGTATGGTAGGACTGAAACCCGCAGTCCTCATCAACATGGCGATACCTTGGGCACCAGCGATTCTGGACACCAAATCTTTCATCGCGTCCGATTCTGGCTTCTCAATGAACGCATCCACGCCGCGATCAAGAGCGCGTTGCAGTTCTCGTCCCCGTAATAAAAACGACCGCAGTTTATCTACTTGTTCTTTTTCTACGAGACCCTCTCGGAGGAACGTGCTCATCACGTTGCCTTGCCCTTTTTGGAAACCCCTTTTGCCCAACTGGTCCGTGTTGAACAAAAATTCAAATGCTTCTTCGAAATCAAGGCCACCCTTACCCTCTCCGGGCCGAAACTGCCCAGATAGTGATAGATCAGCAAAATCGATGGACCCAAATCTGTTAGGGAACTCACTTATCACGTGGTCAATCAAAGTGGCATACAAGCCATCTTTCAACTGTTGGGGATCTGGGGATTCTTTGATCCGCTTGGCAAGGTCTCTGATACCTCGTTTTGCCGTTGGGCTTGCAAGCACGTTGGCTAAAACGCTTGCAGAGTTATCAGCATTCAAAAACATAGCCAATGACACTTGCTTGCGGTTTGTAGCTGCTCTTTGTGAAGCGTCTGCAAAAGCCGTCTCCAACGCGACTTGCGCTGTCTCCACATTCTCTAGGTCGTTGAGAAGATTGAACTCGTCGTCCAAAATTTGGAGTATCGGTCTATTTTGGTTCAAAAATCTCCGTAATTTCTGAGGATTGATGCGTAGATTGTCGGGCCTTAACTCACCTGGCTCTCCAGTTTGTAATGTGTCCTTTACCCTTGCCGGTTCAGCACCCTCCGCTGGCCGAATCTCTGTCCGTAGCGGCGTTACAGGCTCTTCGATGAGATCCTCAAAAATATTTCGTATATAAAAATCGACGGCCGAATTGACTGTGCCTTTGAACTGTGTGTCTCCTAGCTCGTCTACAAACCCAAAAGCCTCTTTCATAGCTTCCAGATTTACTTTTTGTTTTGTCAGACCACCCGTAAAAAGGCGGTTCAAAGCATCCTCTGGCAAAATCATGTCTTTGCCTCGACGACTTTTTCTTGTCAGGTCGCCAGTAAAAGATCGTAGAAAAACATTGTTCAATTGTCGCGAAAAATCTAACGCCTGACGTATATCCATGCTAGTAGGAGTCATGTCGGCTCTTGCCCCCGCTGCTCCAATAGCTTCTAGAACGGCTTGATCGAGAGGACCGTAAATGGCTTTGTTGATTGGCTCAACGGCACTTTCCGCACCTCGTAACTCTCTTTGTAGCATTCTGCGAAACGCTAACAAGTTTCCTAATGTGCTTGTATCCACAATTTCTTTAGGAATAGCCATTTTTAGAGGCACATCGGAATCCATCGGAACAGCAATGTCTACAGGGGGATCGTCAGGAAACCGGTATCCGAAATCGGACAAATATCTTCTCATACCAGCAGAAATAGGGTCTCCTGACCCCAAGACCTGACCGCCCTCAGCGGCGGGGTCCATAAGGTTTGAAAAAGCTCTCAATATCGGTGTCGTATCAACCGCCATCGTTTGGTCAATTTTGCGGTACAAATCTCTTTCGAACTTACGCGCAGTGTCGAGTGCCTCGTCCGCT